GAATGGCGCGACAACCAAGTTCGGCTCGATGCAGTACGACTACAACGCCTGGGACTATCAGGGCCAGTGGATGCAGATCTATTACGACGAGCTCTGCGAATTCACGTTTAAACAGTGGATGGCAACCTCAGCGTGGAACCGCTGTCCGGTATCGAGGCAGGTTCGCAAGTTCGGCTCAGGCAATCCAATTGGCATCGGCGCAGTATGGGTAGAAGATGTGTTTGTGAAGCACGTTCCCTGAATGGAAATGGACGCTTCGCAGAAGAGAAGCTACAACCCTCAAGACTATCCGTACTTTGAAGCAACGTACCTCGATAATCCGGTTTATGCGAACGATCCGGTTTTTCTCAAGAACCTCGAAGCCTATCCGGAGGCAATGCGCGATGCGCTGAAGTTCGCCAAGTGGGGTGCAGCAGGCGGGTATTTCCGGGGCGCATGGGATGAGGACATTCACGTATTTCCTCGGCATAAGTTAGAGATCAAGCCGTGGTGGAAGCAGTGGATATCGGGCAATTGGGGATATGCGCACCCGGCCAGCTATTACAAGCATGTCATGGATGATGAAGGCATTCTGTACACCTATGACGAGCTGTTTGAGCGCGAGAAGGAGCCGGAAGAGTTAGCTAAACTCTTGTGCGAATGGGCGCTTGAGGATGGCAAGATGCCGAAGTTTGAGAGCTTTGCGCATTCCTTCGATGCCAACGCTACCAAGAAGACGGCAACGATGGGCGAAAACTCAAACTCGGTTAACAACCGAATGCTGCCCATCTTAAGAAAGCATGGTATTCCAGCTCCGCACGAGAGTACGCGAGACAAGCTCGGCAGAGACACGCTGATGCGCGAGCGGATGCGGCAGAGGGTCAGGTTAGGCGAAGACGCTGAAGGGCATTCGCTTGAAGTTCCAGCGTGGCAAATCTCCGACGCCTGCACGCAGTTAAGGCGGATCATTCCCATCATGAAGGCTGATGAGGTTCAGCCCGAAAAGATGGAAGCAACGACAGACGGCACAGATTCACCATTACAAGGGGCTGGGTATGGTCTGTATGCCATCTATGGCAAGCCCAGAGAGAAGCCCAGAGAAGTGCAGTTGTCTGAAGTCTTAGCAGCGATTCAGAAGCCCGAGGCTGATTTAGAGCATACAGCAAGAGCTATGGCCGGCAGGAAGGCTCATGTGAACTGGGGTAAGACGCATCAACCCGTAAGGCGGCAATTGAGATGGGGCAGACCCAAATAAAGGTTCCAGAAGGAATGCTTAAGGCATCGCTTGGGGCTGCTGTCAACAACCGGCGCACCGTTCATTGCGATTTATGTAGCCTAAATGACTTGAGCGCAGTTCTCGAAGCCGCTCTCCGCTGGCTCTCCAACGAAATCGGTCGATTGCGCGAAACAACATGTGTGGAGGGCGTAGATAAGGAATTCATTGCGGGCATGGAAAAGGTGCGAAATCTCTTTGCAGTCCCGGAGATACCAGAGGACATTAGAGAACTCTGCCGCGAGTCATTTAGAGGTTTAGGCGGAATGACCATAGGAGAGGCTTTAGATGTGTGGCCAAAGAGGATTGAAGAGGTCGCTATCGAAGCCTTCAACAGGGGCAGAACATGCAAGTAGCCATCATCGCCATTGCGTGCTTTGCCGCTGGCATTGTCGCCCGTCATGCATGGCCCCTGTTTGTTGCGTGGCAGGATCGCAAGCTGTTTGAAAAGCAAGTGAGCTCATGGTCCTCTAAATTCAAGGTTGAAGAGCAGATCGCCCGCGCTACGCTACCGACCGAAGGCCCGGCAATCAAACCTGCCCCCCATCGCCGCGTCGGGCTTGCTGAAAGACGCGCGCGCGCAGAGTTTGAGTCTTACAAGCCGACAGAGCACCGGGACCAGGTTACAGAAAACAATATTCGCGCCATGGAGGGCAAGTATGGTCCTCAATGAAGGAGAGCACAATGCCGCTTGATGAACAGGGAACCTACCGCCACAACGATCAGTCAGCACGGCTGCACTCAGCTAAGCCCGAAAAGCCTCTTGCGCCCAAAGGCACGCCCGAGGAAAAGACGGAAGAAGAGAGCCCCATCAAAGAGCATCTGAAGGCGATGCACTCCGCAACCGGAAACGCTCATACGCACGTCGAGCATCACGGCGACGGCACACACACCTCGCATCACGTTGATGAGAGCGGCGAAGTTTCAGGCCCGGATGAGCATGAAAGCATCGAAGCTTTGAAAGAGCATCTGGCGCAGCTTGAGGGCGAAGAGTCAGATGAGGGCGAAACCTCAGAAGAACCGGAGCACGCGCACGTATCAGCGTTGGGGATGTAAATGCTGTTCAAATTTCTCAAGGAGATCAGACACTTTATGAGCACAGTTCCCGCGGGCCTTCAGGCCCTCACCACCGCAGTAAGCGATCTCACCGCAGCCGTATCCGATGCCGTTGCGAAGATCGCAGACCTTTCCGCGCAGCTTTCGGCTCTGAACTCGGAAGATCCCGCCGTTCAGAACCTCGCTGCCCAACTTGAAGATCAGGTTACGGCGCTCAAGAATGCCGTCACGCCACCGACACCGCCTACGGCCTAATCAACCCAACGAGATGTCCAGGGATGGTCAGCAGGAAGGCTAGCAAGCCGTCCATGAACATCAACCTGCCTAACTCGGCAGCTTTTCCGTTCTGACTTAGCGCGTAGACAAGCGCCCCGCATACCGCTACAAGCAAGCTCAAGTAAATCAGCATCGGCACACCTCCAGGACAACTTAGATGCGCAGAAACAGGCGCTCGGGAACGACCCCACCAGCACGGTGGGGCAGACGCGGGAATTCATGCCCGCCGCAGCAATAAACGCGGCTCCTACGCTCCCTTCGGGATGCAGAAGGCACCGAGCGCCTTAACGTGCAAGGAGATTCATGGCTGCAACCTCTCAACCCGTACCTGGGCCGCTCGCTCCGAAGCTGGGCGGGGTCCGCTTCTACTACTGCACGACCTGCGGGCAGATGTATTTCAATTTCCCGCCAGATCGTATCTGCCTTGGATGCCACAAACAGGGCGGATTTAAACAAGTGGACATCAATGGCGTGGACGTAACAGATACGTTCCCCGCATAAGGAGAGACAATGGCTCAGTCAATCTCAAACGGCATTGCCAACGCTTTTGAATTTGCTTTTGGGGTGAATGGGCAGGCACAGCCGCTCATTCTCGCCTCTCCCAATACGGGAACCGGCGCCCAGACCTACATAGTCGAACTCGGCTATTCGACCACCCAAGATGGTCGCAAGATCCTGCCCCTGTTCGTGAATGCCAGCTTGACAGTCGGAACCGGCGCAAATGCAGAGACGGTCGTTGTTACCGCTGCAAGCGCCTCCAACCCGCAGGGCTTGAATACCTGCACGTTCACAGCGACTTTTGCCAATGCGCATTCAGCCGGCGAGATCGTGTCTTCTGGTTCAAATGGGTTGCAGGAAGCTGCGGCTGATCGGCTTGCGGCTGGCGGTGGTCTAATTGCGCTCACTCCAGCTTGGTTCAGGCAATATGCGAGCCATGCCGCTGGAATCACAGCGCTGACGGGGTTCAAGTCACTTGGCGCGACGACCACTGTTCTCGATTACTCCGGCATTGCAGGCGTGTTCAGTTATGCCGCTGCTGCTGGTTCCGTGTACGCCTCGACAACCCACGTCCTCTACTAGGCGGTGAGCGATGCCGTCAGTCTCGAAAGCACAACAAACCGCGATTCAGATCGCAGAGCACAATCCCAGCAAGCTCTACAAGCGCAATCGGGGCTTGCTGGGGATGTCTCATGGCCAATTGCATGACTTTGCGGTGGGATCAGAGGCAGGCAAGCCGGAGTATGCACCGAAAAAAGAGGGCGCATTGCGTCGTCTGGCGCGAGGGATGAAGAAATGATCACTGCTGAAGAAATCGCATCCCGCCAAAAGATTCTCCGCGTCAAGGAGCAGATGGAAGCGCCTCGCATGGCAGGCGAAAAGCACGTCATTGTGTGTCCCTACTGCCATGACATCAACGTCGAAGGTCAGATGCTTTGCTGCGACACACTCCGAACCTGCGTCATCACCATCCTGATGGGCAAGCGGCAAGAAAAGATCGAAGAGGCTCACAGTCGCTATGTCAACTAGCCTTGTTGCGCCAGAGCAGTTAGAGGCTGAAGAGCCCGAGATTGAGGAAACCGGCGAAGATTGGCGGCAGGAAGACGGATTTCCGAATCTTCCTGAAGAGAAGCAGAATGTTCTGAAGGGTCTTTTGCGCTCTGCGCTGACCCGCGAGGTCTATTCGCGCCGTACCGAGGTCATTGACGCCCGCCAGCAGAGGTTTTACTCGCGTTCCATTCAGTACATCTACTGGAATTGGAATACGATGATGTTCGCGCCACTCTATCAGGGCGGAACAGGCACCGCAGCAGATCAGGAACGCTACTGCGATGTGTACGACATCTATTCCGCATTCTTGAGAACGCTGACAGCAGCTCTGTCGCAGAATGATGTTGGCGCGCACATGGTCCCTCGCACGGCCAAAAGGACTGTAGACATCACTGCGGCGACGGTGGCCGAACAGTATAAGAGCCGTTTAGAGCAGATCAACGACATCAAGAACCTGCAAATCGAAGTAGCCCGCCTGATGTGCACCGATGGGCGCGTAGTAGGCATGGTTTGCGATGAAGACGCCGATCCTCAATACGGCTACGACGCAAATAACGAACCGATGGGCGCGGAGAGGCTCGAAATCGACGGAGTTTTAGAGTGGAAAGTGCCAATCACTCAGAAAAACCTCTGCGACTGGCCATATGCTGTGCAATCGCGGGAATTTGAGACGGAATATCTCGAGGAATGCTACCCCGAAGCAGTAGATGATCAGGGCGAGTCGAAAATCAAGTCAGGATCGCAGGATTCCGGCGAATCCGCCTATGAGCGCATGGCTCGCATCGGTGTAGTGCAGGGAACCAAGGTCATTACAGCCACAGGCGAGACGTGGGAGCACCTTACAACCAGGCATATCGCGTTTTTACGGCCTGCGTTCTATAAAAAGGCTCCAAAAGATCAGCGCGAGTGGCTGAAAGAGACGTATCCGGACGGAATCAAGCTGATTGTCTGCGGAGGGGTGTATTGCAAGAGCTGGAACGCCTCGATGGACAAATGGATTCGCGTAGGGCATGCCAAGCCGGGCGATGGGCAGAACAGGACCTCGCTTCTGAAGGCATTTGTGCCGATTCAGGACGCTTTCAATGACCTGATGAACCTGCGCAAGGAGATGCACGAATATTGCATCCCCGAAAACTACATGGACAAGGATACGTACGACCTCCAGGCCCAGCAGGAGCACGTTTCTGAGCCCGGTAACACCTTGCCCGTAGTTCTGCAGCCTAATGAAGACATCAGAAACAAGATCCTCTTTGGACAGCCGGTACAGATCAGCCCTGACCTGATTCGGGCGATTGAGTATCTTTCTGGAGAATTAGCGCAGTTGATTACCGCTGCTCTTCCCTCTCTGATGGGCTCTGGAGATGAGCACAACGAAACCAAGGGCGGCATTCAGATCATGCGCGAGCAGGCTCTTGGGCAAATGGGTATTGCGTGGGGCGCAAGTCAGTGGCTTCTAGCTCACCTTGAAGAACTAGCCATCAAGCGGTGCGGCGAAAAGGCTAAAGACAAAGGCACCAAAATGGCCATCAAGGTTCCCGGTACGGCCCTGCAGCCGGATTCCGTGCGTGAGATCGATACGCAAGATCTGAATGCTGGGGATTTCTACGCGGAAGTAGATGTTTCGTTCCCGGATACGCGCGCTGCCAAGAGAGCGATTCTGATGTCAATGATCAGCTTCGCGGACAAGGTTCCATCATTGCAGGGAATTCTATCTCTTCCTGAGAATCAGGAGCTTCTCAAAGAGAACACCGACACAGACCTTGAGATTCCAGGGGCCGATGCTAGAATCCAGCAGCTCAGGGAAATCGAGCAGTTACTTCAGTCGGGCCCGAATGTCCCCACTCCGCAACAGGCGTTGGCTGCGATGGCGCAAAAGGTTCAGCAGGCTATGGCGCAGGGGATGCCAGAACCCCCTCCGCCCACTCCGCAAGTAATCAAGCAAGTCCAGCAGGCTATGGCGCAGCCAACCGTGCCGATTGATCCGGAATGGGACTTCCACCAATTCCACATTCAGGTCATTCAGGACTGGCTGGCTTCGGACCAATGCAACCAGGAAAAAGAAAAAGACAATCTGGCCGGTATCGAGAATGTGAAGTTGCACGGCAAGTTGCATAAGCAGGCATTGCAGGCCCAGCAGGGCGCGCCACAAGGCAAACCGCCGTCAGTATCGATCAACTACAAAGATTTGACGCCGGGCGGCAAGATGCAGGCCGCAGCAGAGGCAGGAATTCAGGAGGCACCCGCAGAGGTTGCCGCAGCAGAAATGCAGGATCAAAAACCACAAGGAGCACCCGTAAATGCCAGAGCTTGAAGGCGCAGTTGCAGAGGCACCAGTTGAATCATCCGTTTCTGCCGAATCGGTCAGCACGTCCGAAGACACAGGTCAGTCATCCGAAGTTGAATCGCAGGGAACCGAGACTCAGACTGAAACCGAAGGCCAACAGACCGAACAGCAGACGACAGGGAAGTTCGATGCTACCGGGCTGATCAAAGACCCGCAGAAGCGCGAAGCTCTCAAGGCTCTTGATCCTTCGCTTCCGGGTTTTATCCGCGATGCGGTCTGGTCGAAAAAGCAAGCCGACGCTGCGGGGGGATTACCCGCGCTGCTCGAAACGCATAAGTATGTTACCGAACTCGGAGGCCGCGAGTTTGTCGAGCAGGCCAAAACCGAAATTGGCGAGTGGGAAGCGCTCGATAAGGCATTTACCGAAGGGCGCCCGGAGTTTGTAAAGAACATCGCGCAGTCTGATCCTGAAGCCTTCGAGAAAATGGTTCCGCTGGCGATTCAGGAGTTTGCCAACACGTCGCCAGAACAATATCAGCACATCATGGCGCGGGTGATGGTCAACACCTTCGACGGGGTTGGGCTGACGAATGCTCTGAAGGGTCTGTTGCAGACAGTGGGAGACGGAGCGAAGCAAGGGCTGCAAGAGGTCATCGACTGGGTTGAATCGTTCAGAGCCACAGCCTCCAAGGTGCCTGAAAAGAAAATAGATCCTGAAAGACAGAAGTTTGATCAGGAGCGCCAGCAGTTCGCGCAAAAGCAGGCTGAACTGCTCGTCAAGTCTGTCGATGCGGATTCGATCAGACACAGAGACTCTGTCATTGCCCGAGAAATCAAGCCCTTTGGCGATTGGGAAACGATGGATCAGGACCGCAAATCTGCGGTTGCATCGTGGATATCACAGCGCATCGGCAAACAACTAGGCGCAGACAAAGGCTTTCTGAACAGACGTGACACTCTGATTGCCAATGGCGACCGGGAAGGCCTCGCGAAGCTCGAACAGGCCAAACTCGATGATTTAGTTCCAAAGTTAGTTCCATCGGCAGCAAAAGTCTTTGGCGTAACCAAGTCTCAGGCGAAGGTGCAGGAGAAGGCGAAGCCAGGAACGGTAGTGGCAAGGCCCAAGGGCGTAACGTTGCTTCAAAAGGCTCCCTCTGCCGATCAGATTGACCGCTTCAAAACGAAGCCGGAAGACATTTTCAAGAATCAAGCTGTGCTCAAGAACGGAACACGAGTGCAGTGGGCTTGACGTAAGTAGTACACTATGTAGGACCATCCAAAGCAGTTGATAGAGCCAATAGCCTCGGGATGCAACCCCTGACAAAGCTGCGAAAGCTCGAAATCGCTGTAGAGGATGCACACAATCTAATCGCATAGCGGCGACACAGCACGACAATGCTGGCCCTTCGGGGCGAACTTGGACGCGAGCGATGAATCCTGAAGAGGTTTCATCATGGCCCAAGGAACTGTCGCACAGACCTTTGCGTTGCAGCACGAAAAAGTGCGCCCGCAACTGAGTCTTCTCTATCAACTCGACGCGACTCTCTGGAACGAAATCAAGTCCCGCACGGACATTGAAGTCGTCTCCTCGCGCCCCACCCGCGTTCCTCTGGAACTGCTGGCTGGCGGCACCTTCACCTCCGGGAACCCGGATGGCGGCGATCTCGGGACCGGCTCTGCGCCGATTACCGATTTCATGACGCTGGTTCCGACCTACTTTTTCCAGTGCTCGCAGTGGACCAAGCAGGCCGAAATCTCCACCAACACCGATCAGAAGGCGATTGAAGACTACTCCAAGCTGCTCATGAAAAGAGCCATGGAGAACTTCAACACCTACATGGAGGCGGTGTTCACGCAGGGCGACGGCTCGAACACTCTGGACACGGTATCGACCAACGGCACCGCTGGCCAGAACTTCATCCTCGTCAACAATGCCAATCAGTTTCAGGACCAGCAGCCTATCGACATCTGGACGGCCATCAACGGAACGTTCGTCGAGACGGTCACTGTTCAGTCCGTAGATGCAGCCAACAAAACCCTCTGGCTTGCCTCTCCTCTCTCCGCCAACATCACCGCAGGCTATCCGATTCTCGTCTCGGGCTCTGCCGGCGTGTCGAACTCAGGCCTTTTCGGTCTGTTCACCTATGCGGTAGCGGCAAACACCGGCACTGTAGCAGGTCTGTCGCGTGCAGCGTATCCAGGCAAGCTGGTTATGCCTCACGTCGATGGCGGCGGTCTGACCCTGACACAATCTCAGGCTCGCAGGCTGACAGGACAGATGAAGATTGCTCTCGGCGCTATGAAGGCGGTTGAGTTGGATCTTCAGTTCAACATGGGACCGGACATGCTGGCGGCATGGGAAAACACCGGAATCGCGGTGTCTCAGGTCATCCAGAACCAGCTCTCGGGCGACTCCTCGCAAGACATGCTGAAGAAGCACACACCGAAAACCTTCATGAGCTATCCCATCGTTGGCAACGGTGAGGGCAACATCCATGCCAAGCAGGGACGCATCGACGGCATTGCGCTGAAGACTTACTTCCGCTGCGAAAACCAGGCCATTGATTACTACGAGGTTGGCGGTCAAACCATCTTCCCGGCATACGGTGCCTCGGGTGGTTTGAAGTCGAGCTCGTTCTTCTATCTGTGGACTGGTGTGCAGGTTGGAAATGAGAACGTCCGTGCAGGCTGCTACGAAGACAACATCGCCGTTCCGACTGGTTATTGAG